GTAACTCGTTGTCTGCGAGACTTAGGTGGGTTCGATTCCCATCTGCGGCGCCAAGTTAAGGCATTCATGCGAAAGCTGATGTAAGTCCAATCTAACATCGCTGAGGGACAAGTGCGTTCCTGTAGGGCTAGCCATAGGTTAGCGATTAACAAGAGTCCCTACAAAACCTGCTAGTCGATCCGGGTGAGACTTCCCAAAACCCTCCCGGAACAATTCGGTTGACATCTTTGAAAAAGGATGTTATAATATACATTTACACACACTAGGAGCTGATATGAATCTCACAATCACAGACATCAACACTGCCATTCTTCAAGGCGGTTTCACCAACGATCAACTGACATCTATCAACGATGCTGTGCGCTTTGCCCGTGCTAGGCTCGTGGATCAAACCAAACGAAGCTTGCGCATAGGCGATGCTGTACAGTTTACCAGCAACCGTAACGGTTCAGTATACAAAGGCACGCTGGAGGCCATCAAGATCAAGAATGCCATTGTTAACACGGCCTTGGGACGCTACAGGGTGCCAATGAACATGTTGGAAGCTATCTAAAGGTTGACACGGGAGTAATCCCGTGTTATAATTAACACTTACACACACTAGGAGCTGATATGAAAGAATATGGCATGTTCACAGATGCTGGCAATGCTGTGATCAACGACATTGTTGAGATGGCCAACAAGCGTTTCCTAAACTGGGCCACTGTGATGAACCTGTTGACTGCTGTGAGCCAGGAAGAAGTCTACAGCGAGGCTACAGACACAGCGGTGCGCGAAGCTGTTTGGGATGCCGTTAGTTCGGTTGACAGCTGGCATCGAGTTACTGTATAATTAACACTTACACACACTAGGAGCACTATATGGGAACACGTTCACGCATTGCTGTTGATCACAACGGCGTTATCAAAAGTATCTACTGCCACTGGGACGGCTATCTGTCACACAACGGCGCTATCCTACAAGAGCACTATGACTCATCTAAAGCCAACAATCTTGTGGCCTTGGGCGACATGAGCAGTCTGCGTCCTGAGCTTGGCGAGAAGCACGCCTTTAGTCAGTTTGACCTGCCCAAAGAAGAAGTTGAAGCCTATGAAAAACTCACAGAGAACTGGTGTACATTCTACGGACGCGATCGCGGCGAAGAGAATGTCAGCTGGAAGGTAGCACACACATTTGAAGAGTTCTTTGAGCAGGTTGATAACTGCTGTGGCGAATACTACTACATCATGCGAGATGGTGTTTGGTACTGCGGCACTACACATGAACGCAATGAAGCGTTGTATAAGAAATTGATGCCGTTGGCAGAAGCCTTAGTTGCTGAAGAGGAGGTAGCATGAAAACAGTACGAGTTCAAACCGTTTTGACACAGGAGCTTGAGGTTCCTGATGAATGGGACAAATTGGCTGTGTTTGACTTCCTGGCCGAGTACCAAAGTTTCCGCACAGCATTCCAAGGCATCAGCGACGTGGACCAAACAGCTAGGATTGTTGATTTGGTTGTAATCGAAGAACGAGTAACAGAGATGGGCGAGGAGGCCTACGATGACTAAGATGAACGAACTCAGCTACGATATTGAACAGCTCTACATTGAAGGTTATAGTCCCAAGACCATTGCCATGATGTTGGAGTGCCCCATTGACATGGTCTATGATTGGATTGAACAGGTCAATGTGGGATGGGAAGAAGCCTTTCCCGAAGAGCTCAGTCCTTTTGAAACAATCAATTCATAAGAAAATGGTTGACAATAGTATCAAAAGACTGTAAACTAATAGTACGGTGGATGGGCCACTGATTGATTAACACACACATAGGAAATTGAAATGACTACTAAGACTTTTACACACGCTGGCTATTCTAAACTGAATGGCGAATACAAAGCACGATTTGCCAATGACGCTCTCCGCGTTAAGGTTCTTGAGAAGGGCGGACACACTGATGTCCAGATTGAAGCCTTCACTGAGCCTTTGACCAAGGAGCAGGCAGTTCAAAAATTGTTGGAGATTGGCTTTGCCGACAAGAACCCTGCGGCCAAGGCAGCATTGGAAGCCGAGTTGGACAAGCGCAGTGAAGCACCTAAGACAGTGAAAGTGGCCAAGGCCGTGAAGACCAAGCCCACGCTGGAAGGTATCAAGATTAAGGCAGCTAAGGCCACAGTGTCCAAGGCTCAAGTTGAAAAGCAGTTGGCTGACATGGAAGAAGCATCCTTCTAATATGAGCAAACTGGCATATTTGGGAAGGCCCTATGTGGCCTTCGACCCCACTAACAGGGATCATAGACGATGGTTTGCTGAGTTTCAAAACAAGCGCACCTGGGGTAATTGCCCCGTACGATTCATCGTGACCGATGACGCAGGTGATTTGGTAACAATGATCCAACGTAGATTGATTGATTTTTACGTTGGCAAAGAATTTAAGACAGCATAGATTGCTCCGACCAGTGCGATGCTGGTCAGCCTCGGGGGTAGTGTCCCGAGCAAAAGTCCCGAGGGGGTAGTGTCCCAAGGGCATAGAACCCCGCCCGTTGTGAAACGCCGCGGGGTTCACCTTTGGTTGACAACTCACTAAAATGGCAGTATAATTAACACATACACTAAAAAGGAGCCCAAGATGCAGACACTTTACATCACACTGGCAGTGGCAGCTATATTTGCAATCAAAGTATGGATACTCACTAAATTATGATTCGACACTATATTTTTCAAGAGACCACAGACTGGGGTGAGCATCCCACAGCCAATCATGTCTATGTGTTCACAGAGCCGCCTCGGGGACGTACAGCACGGGCTATTGGCTATGTGAAACAGGACAGCACACAGGTAGAGCTGTGGAAGAAGCCCTACACCATAGATCTTAGACACAGAACCTTTAAGGAGTTGGCATGACAGTATTAGACACAGTCACAAGGGTTCAAGAGTTCTTTAACATCGACTGCCGTGTTGAACAACGGCCATTCCAGGACTGGGCCAGCCTGCCAAGAACCCTACGTGGAGTCTACATCCTAACCGATGAAGAACAACGGGTGATCTATGTGGGCAAGGGATTCATCCGTAGCCGACAGGACAGTCATTGGCCCAAAGCACACGGGGCGCCTAAGAAGCATCAAATCTATCCCAAGGGCTGGCAGTGGTTGAATGAACACTTCACTGTGACTCCTAGTCTATGGACTCTGAACTACATCAGACTAGAGCGCGAGACTGAACTCAGTGCCATGGAAGGTGGCTTGATCCATCTCCTACAGCCTCTAGCCAATGATGAAACTTTCAAGGATCGACAGTTGACAGACTAATCAAATGGTGCTATAATACACACATAGGCAGCAAACACTAAGGAGCACTAATGGCAACATCATATGATCAACGACACGGAGGTCCCTACGATAGGGGCAGTGCCGATAGCTACTACCGTAGACCCTACAATCCTCACTACTATCGGGGCGCTACCAGTACCTCAGATCTAGTCGAGCTCAAAGACATGACCGCCGAGGAAATCGTAGCCTACTCGGCAGGCTACAGAGACAACGAAGCATTGGGAGATCACAAAGAATGGTAATGATCGACGGACGTCTTAACCCTTTGGAGGTGCTCTTGGTCACCGAGCACTATAAAGCCCGGGGCATCGAGGAATATGAACTCATGCCCGGCAACGACTGCATTTGGTCGTGGCGTGGATCCAGCAACCGCCCTATCAACGAATACTTTATCTTTAGAGAAGGCCGTTTGGTTGACATCCAAATAGATTGACTGTATAATACACACATGATGAAAACATATGAACGCACACTGATCCGACTGTTAAAGGGTCAACCCCAAGCCAAACCTTTTGGCAAGTTGATTGACGGTAAGTTTGTCACAGGCACACTGAGTCTGCATCGTACTCCACAGAGTCGTGCCTGGCGCAGGTTCATAAAGATGCGTGAAAGAGTTGACAAGATCTATTGACAGGGTCCAAGAACCCTGCTACAATACACACATAGACACTAAGGAGCACACCATGGAAGCATTTAAGACTTGGGAAGAGATGACAGTCCTCGAGCAGATGGCCTACCGCTACTTTGTCAAGGAGACTGTATAATGGAACAAGCCTACATCAACCTTGTCATTATGTTGACCCCAGTGTGGATCATGCTCTTGGCCATGATCATCGCAGGAGAATTTTAATATGAGAGACGAAAACGAACTCACAATCACCGGGCTCACACCCAACCAAAAGTTCATCTGCGAACTCCTGTGGAAGATGCCTTCCATGCATGCCGTGGAAGATCTCTGCCGTGCGGGTGGCGCCGAATACTATGCCATGCGTGACATGCTGGTTGCGGCCCAGTTTGATCGCATGATGGAAGTTGATCCTGAAGTCACAAATTGGTTGACAAGCCTGCGATAATGCCTTATAATATAGACTTACACACACTAAAGGACACACACTATGTTCAAACTCTTAAGCACTGCAAACCCCAAAATCCAAAAAGGTACCAAGTTAGGGTACTTGAGCTTTATCCTACACCTTGCCCCATCCACCCTTAGCGGGCGCAACACCTGCCCCAAGGCCACAGCAGGTTGCGCATCCGCTTGCCTTAATACAGCAGGCAGGGGCGGCATGTTCAAGAAGGGCGAGAACACCAATACAATCCAAAAGGCCCGTATCCGCAAGACAGTTGAGTTCTTCCGTGATCGCGAACAGTTCATGATGGATCTCTACAAGGACATTCAAAAGGCCATCAAGTTCGCAGAGCGTAAGGGCTTGACGCCAGTGTTCCGTTTGAATGGTACCAGTGACTTGAGCTGGGAGAAGTACGAGGTAGGCACTACGGGCATGAACATCTTCCAATTGTTCTCTACAGTACAGTTCTATGACTATACCAAGGTCCTGGGTCGCAAGGTCAAGCATATCCCCAACTACCACTTGACGTTTTCTAAGGCTGATGGCAATGATGCTGATGTGGCGGCGGCCATTGAGCAGGGTTACACGATCGCGGCAGTGTTTGATCGTCTGCCCGACACCCACATGGGTCTGCCCGTGATCAATGCTGACCTACACGACCTGCGCTTCCTGGATCCCCTAGGCAGCATCGCTGGTTTGAAGGCCAAAGGACGTGCCAAAAAAGACTACACAGGCTTCGTAATTCGGTTGACAGAAGTCTAAAAGAGCAGTATAATACATACATGAACAAGATACTAACACACAAGGAACACAAAATGAAACCCTCACTGACAGTGGCAGAGTTGATCGCAATCTTGAGCCGGTTGGATGGCAACATGCCTGTTGAGATTGGTATGAACCAAGAATACCAACGCGGTATTGATGCTGAAGACATCCGTGTTGATTCGTTTGATTTCCACAACAACGGCGAGCCGTTTGTGTTTATCGGCGATTAACCCTACAGGTTGACAGAACGGGCCTAAGGCCGTATAATATAGACTTACACTAACACACACTAGGAGCTGATATGCCAAGAGGTTACAAGAATGACGGTACACCCCGTCAACGCAGAGATGGTAGCGGTCCAGTCTCTATCACTTACACCGCACCCAAGAATGTTGTGGTGCCCAGTAAGTTCACAATCAATCAGCGATTCGGCTTTGTCACAGACATGGTCGACATGGTAGCAGGTGGCGATCAAGCATCAGTGATCATCTGCGGTCCAGGTGGCTTGGGCAAGAGCCATACAGTGATCCAGGCCTTGAAGAACCGGGGCTTCTCAGACGTGACCCTACAAGAGGCAGGTGAGATCCGCGCTCGTAAGAGCTACACCGTTGTCAAAGGCTACAGTACAGCAAAAGGCCTGTTCCGCTTGCTGTATGAAAACAAAGACTCAGTTCTAGTGTTTGATGACTGTGATTCAGTGCTCAAAGATCCAGTGAGCTTGAGCCTGCTGAAGACAGCACTAGATTCCTACAGCCAGCGAGTGGTCACATGGCGTGCGGACTTTAAGGACGAGGACCTGCCTAACTCATTCCTCTTCAAAGGTCGTGTGGTCTTCATCAGTAACATGAGCTCCTCACAATTGGACCAAGCCGTTGTGACACGAAGCTTGTGTGTGGACTTGAGTATGACCACAGAGCAAAAGGTTGAACGTATGCGTCACCTACTAACCAGTGGTGAGTTCATGCCCGAGTACGAACAGGTCCACAAGCAGGACGCCATGGACTTGATCGCTGAGGTACAGGACCGTGTGAAAGAGTTGAGCCTGCGTACACTGATCCAATGTGTCAAGATCCGCCGGGCGGGCAGTCGTAACTGGGCTGAGCTGGCTGAGTACGCAATCTGCGGTTGACAAAGGCCCGAAAGGGCCGTATAATATAGACTTACACAACACACTAAGGAGCTAGTATGAAAGGTTTTACAAAAGAGCAGATCATCTCTGCTGTGGCGGGTGCTCAACAAGAAGCTGTGGCGGCTGCCCAGCAGATGTATGCGCAGGTAGGCGAGCGTGACGCTTGTGGCTTTGGCTGGGTAGACATCTTCGTAGAGCGTACCAACAGCAAAGAAGCTAAGGCGCTTATGGCTGCAGGCTTCCGTAAGAGCTACAGGCCTAAGACGTTGACACTGTGGGATCCAGCAGGCTTGCCCACGCAGAGCATCTCTGTTAAGGAAGCAGGAGCAGAAGCTTTTGCTCGTTACTTCCGTAGCCAATTCCCTGAGGCAAAGATCTACAGCGGTAGCCGTATGGACTAAGAGCTAAGAGTAGACGTAGAGTTTTTGGCTCCGTTGAGTTAGACTTGACGGGGCCTTTTTTTGACTGGTGGCATGGTGGTTGGTGGTGACTGGTTGGTGGGGCCTGGTATGCATATTAAACTGTTGCGCAAATACAACAAAAGCAATGCTAAAAATTTCATCAAAAAAACCCGACTTATAGTAGAACCCGCCAGATCTAGATCACCAGGTTGTTTTTATTTTTTATCACAGGTTTTCATGCATGCATAGACCGGCCCCTGAGTGTAAATATAGACATGCTGCCATATCTACGCTACGTCATAATCTTCCTACTCACTTGTGCTAGCGTGTTTGCCCATGCTGACACTGGGGATACCGCTATAGATACCGCTCCAGAACCCACTAGCACTCTAAATCTCACACTCAATACCGCAGAATCTTGGAGTCAACGGGATCGATATCTAGCTTATACGGCGGGCACTCTCTTGTTCATGGATTGGCACACTACTCGTAGTATAGCAGAAAAGGGGTGGTGTCATCATGCTTGTTTTGAAACCAATCCCCTATTAGGTAGATATCCCACTCCGCAGGCCTTGGATCGTCATTTTATCCTAAGTCCCTTGATCTTTATACTAGCTGATCAATTCCCTGAATTTCGTAGGGACATACTCACTGTGACCACTATTGTAGAGGGCATTGCTGTCACTAACAATATTATACGCTTTGGATGGTCTTGGCAGTTTTGATGTCAGTAGATTTACTGTGGCGTATACAGTAGATTCACTGTAGATTGTATTATAGATAGTATTATGGATATTATCCCTCTGCCACTCCGGAAAATCTTTTCCCTAAAATTTTTCGCGCTCCGCGCTTCGCTCTGGCCCTTGGATCTCTCCACCTTTTTGGTCCTTCTGGTGTAAATATTCACATGCGTATGCTTTGGGATAGGTATCCCGTATTACCATATCATGCTGTTGCTCCATGGCCCTATATAGAAGATCCTAGACACCAAGGACAGGGCGATTGGATTGAACAGGTCAACTGTGTGGAAACATGGTTAGAACGTCATGTTGGCCCACACTATCGGGATTGGACGTGGGACATGTGGACTCTCAAGCAGGCCTTTTACTGTGGTGTGGCTTTTCGTCGTGAAAGCAGTGTCAGCTTGTTTCTACTGAGATTTGGTGCTTGAAAAAACTATCTGATGTTCTAAAGATCCCCTGGAGAAATTTTTTTACAGAAATTTTTTACCATGCACATTGACCTGGGGTAAATATACCTATATAATTGCTATATATACACATTAGGAGATATCTCATGGGATGGTTTAATACCTTATATCAGCGCATTGAACAAACTGAGCAGGAGCTGTTTGCTCAGGCCAAAAAACAATCAGTCCTGGCCACCACTGCTGTGGACCGGGCTCGTGCGGAGTTGGAAGCCAAGATTCAAGCAGCCGCGGATCTAGCTGAACAAACAAGGATCACTGCTGAAGCTGCAGCCAATCGTGCGGCCAAGGATGCGGCCAACCTAGCCATTGAAGCTAGAGCGGCAGCTGAAGCCGCGGCCTTTCATCGCAGTCAACTCACCCCACCTCAAGAGCCCACACTTTGACATCAACCACTGCCACTGACCATACCGCAGAAGTCATCATGGGTGAAACACCTGCAGCCGAGGCCACAATACCTCCGCAGGGTGATCTACTGAGTCTACATCAGCACTTTGTCACCGGAGCCTATACCATAGTGAAAACGGATTTCCTGGACACAGTGCGAGGAATCAGCCTACAGCATCTGTCACTGACTAGGAAGAGCACCAAGCTCAATCCCCTATACCCTGTGTATCAAACTGCCAATCTCACTGGCGAGGAGGCACTACGGCCCTTCTTGGACTATGTGGCACAGACTGGCTGGAACATATTGAACAGTCAGGGCTATGCCATGGATCACCTACAGATTGCCATGACTGAAGTATGGTGCCAGGAACATCACCTGCACAGCAGTATGGAATATCACACACATGGACATGGCAGTCAACTATCGGGCTTTTACTTCTTAGACGTGCCCAAGGATTCTAGTATCATACAGCTACACGATCCACGTCCAGGCAAGAACATGACTAATCTCCCTGAACGCAACGGGCGTGATGCCACCATGGCCAGTAGCAGTATCATATTTGCTCCCCGTGAAGGCTTGTTGTTCTTTACCAACAGCTATGTGCCCCACAGCTTTACACGTCACGGTGGCAAGAAGCCTCTACGCTTCATACACTTCAATCTCGCTGTGGCACCTTTGCCCCCAGCCGAGGCACCTGAAATCATATGAACACCTATCACATAAGATTCAACAAGAGTCGTGGACAGCCGGGTCGTGGCACCCCAGAACATGTTTGGCGTGTGTTTGAAAACGGCAGTCACGAATACTTGTTCAAACACTTTAGAATTGATGGCATCGCAGTGTACGACTCAGTAACGCCCAGTGGCGGTGGTGGAGATGATTGGAATATGTGTTGCCAAGGCTACTTACACATTGATCGTGAAACTAGTACTGCCATAATTAACAGTACTCCCCCTGAAATTATATAACCATACTGGCCACTGCTTGGCTGTATAACGCTTGTAGTTCTTTGAGCGCTAGGTCATAGTCCTCGGTAACATGAACTGCTATGCCACCTGCCGCTCGCCATTCCTTAATATTGCTGGCTCGATCATCTACTAGAATATCTCCAGGACGGCAGTGATGTTGCTTGTCTTCACTATAGGGACCAAAGTGTACACGCACTCCAGGATAAAACTCAGCCATCCAATCCATTTTATCTTGAAACACTTCAGGAAAATCATTCTTGCGTGGAATAGCTGTGAGCATACGCAACCTATAACCTAGGTCTTTTTCAAAACTCTTTGCCAGGGCCATTAGCTCATCAGCTCGAGGCATCTTGGGCAGTATGCGATAAAAATTTTGTTGCTGTAGAATTTCACGCCATTTGTGATCTGGCCAACGTCCTGTAACTTCTGCGTGTCTGCGTTCTTCCCGTGTAGCTTTCATGATTTGTTGAGCCACGGTGTCAAAGTCGGCAACGACGCCGTCCATGTCTATGTATATTGTTGGCATTGGTTTTCCTTTTTATATGCTGAATTCTTGATCATGTAAGCGATCAATCATAACAGTAATACCCTCTAAGGTTTTATCGTTTCTGAGTGATTTGTAAACTAGATTGGGAATACTGAATTCACCTTGTTGGGTGGCCAATCCTAATTTACGATACTTACGTAATAATTGTACAGCATTACGGCAAGTTTGTAAAGAGCCAGTTTTCATTGCGTTCTTCAAAACTTCATGCCAAACACTGACCATATGATCTAGAGCGTCTTCATCATACTTAGGCAAGTTGGGGTTGGGTTTACTGATCCAACGATTATGTAACACACTATAACTACCGCCACTCACTGCTGGATGGTCTTGATCTTCTACGTACAATTCTACAGGCACGTCATGAATATCAATTGAGTAATCTCGTTTGTAAAGTAAACGTTTGGTATCAAACAATTCTGCCGCGGTACGATCACAGTCCACACTGTCATAGTCTGCTATAAGATGTAAATCAATATCGCTGTGAGTTGTGTAGTTATAGTTGGCATTGCCGCCGGTAATAACTATGTCAGTCACATCAAAAGGTACATCAATATACTTTTTAAAGTCTTCGGCAATGCGTAATAGTGCGCCGCGTACTTCACTTTTTAAATGATCGTGATCCCACAGTTTTGGGTTCAACACTGAGTTGTATTCTATGGGTTTTGCAGTTTCGTTTGATATCATAACTTGATATTTATTCCAATAAATATTGGATATGACAACAGTTAAAAATAAAACTTATTTTGGATATCTATTGTGTTCCAGTCCCAGGACAAGAAATCATGAGCTTGAGCATGGTGTAATTTTGGTTGTAAGCCACACTCCAGATATTGCTATTGGTATACAGGTTAATCAAGCCATCCCTAATCAAACACTACAGGAAATCAGTGGTAGGATTGGAATAGATATAGATGGGCATGATCCCATATGGTTTGGTGGGCCAAACGGTCAAGATAGGATTCATGTAATACACAGTAAAGATTGGTCAGGACGGTCGACAGTATCCATAAACGAAGAACTGAGCATAACCAATGACATATCAGTACTCACCGCGTTGAGCGCAGGAGAAGGTCCTAGTACGTACAGAGCATGTGCTGGGTATTGGAGTTGGGAAGGAATGGAATTGGCACAAAGTTTATCAATTCGTCCCAGCAAAAAAATCATGCGTAACAGTATGAGTTGGGAAACGGTGCCTGCCACTGTTGATCTAGTACTGAGTATGCAGGGCGGTGAACAACAGTGGCAAGAGGCCATTGATGCCAGCGCTCATCATCAGGCCAGTCTTTGGTTTTAATCTCGCTCTGGATTTAGACTACTAATCATACTTCTAATTGCTGGCGCATTTGTCCTAGGTTTGGGCAACTTACTAAAATCAAAACCCTCTTTTGGGTCACTTCTTTCAGTACTAGTGCTAACTTGACTGGTACGTTTTAACCCATCAATAACACTGTTTGAATGGCTAGACTGACGTTGTTGATTAAAACTGCCTTCCTGTTCTTCCTCACAGTCACTAATACGTAATGTATCTAGATTAAACTCCAATTCGACTTTTTGTCCCACACCGCTTGAACTACGTGTCTTCATAAACTGTATTTGATAGCGTCCACGTTCCTTCATAGCCCTACTGGTAAAGATACCAATCACGTTGTCTGCTGTCATGATCTTGCTCAAACCACCTGAAATATGACTGTGGTCAAACTCAATTTCTTCAACTGCACTACGATTCAATTGCGATGCTGTTACAGTAATACACTGTGTTTCCATGGCCAAGTTTCTAATCTCTTCACTCACATATTTGTCCTTTACAAACAAATCGCTGGGACTTACCTTCACTGACAAAGGCATCATTAAATCGAGGTAATCTATGAGTAAAACGTCTGGTTTTACCCCTGTTTTGATCTGATATTCCTTCAAATAGGCTCTAATATCGTTACAATTTTTACCACTAGGCATATACTTAACTTGTAGGTGTCCACTGCGTTTTTCCAGCATTTTAACCTTGAGTTCTACATCATCAATATTGCGGAAAATATCCCTAGTGCTAATACCTGTGGTCATACTATCCAATCGCATACTGACTAATCCTTCACTCAATTCAAATGTTAGATAGACAACATTTAAACCAGCCAAGGCCCAGTTAACACCCATATTGGCCAAGAACAAACTCTTACCACCGCCCGATCCTGCGCAAAAAATATTCAACTCGCCACGGTTAAAACCACCATACAGTTTCTTATCAATACTGGGCCAGCCAGTGCTGATCTGTCCGTTGTTGTCTTTGAGTTTGCTCAATCGACTTCTGGGGTCAGCAAAATAATCAGTGCCCATATCTCTGCTGAGACTGACCTGTATGGCATCTTTGATCAATTTTTCTACTGGGCCATAATCGCCAGTTTCCAATAAATCGCTGGAGGCAATAATGGCTCTCTCTAACCCCTTGTGTCTACTGAACTGTTCAAATTCATTCAACAGCCAATCATAATTTTCACGCTCCAGGGTCACTGAGGCAAAGTCGCTTCTTGTACTGGCATTAACAATACTGACCTCAGGCATTACCTTATACTCGTCTACATATTTGGTAATAAACTCAGCGGCTGTCTGTAACTTTTGATCAAAGTTTTCAGGATCAAAAATATTTTGGCATCTGATAAAAGTTTCAGCATCACTTAGAAACATTTCCAAGTAGAGCCGTTGCATGTTGTAATCGTAATTGGGTTTTGGTTGTTTATTCTTCGACATTCTCTAGTTTCTTCTTTAATAGATGTAAATTTATCTCACCTGACACTTTGTACTTTAAAATTGTGGTTAAGGTATATAGTCTTCCATATCTTTTCACAGCATCAGCCACATCCTTGATGTCATCTTCCCAAGGGGGCAAGCTCACACTCCAACCTTGTTCAATGGCTGTTTTTATCATCTTGGCACCTGGACGATCTCGATCTGGTACAACTATAACTTCACGATTCAATGCGTTAATCCGCATGATCTGAGTTTCGTTAGGCTCATTATGACCTATAGCACATCCTTGAATAGCAATGGCATCAAACTGTCCTTCTACAACTATAGTATACTGCCTATTGTTGATCTGAGCATCTATATTGAACACATATCCTGGTTGAGCATCAGTCAAATATTTGGGCTTACCATCTGTTATCTTTCGACCAGTATAACCCACAATTTTACCTTCATGATAAAAGGGAATAATCACTCGATCCCTGTACCCAGGAGCGGCACTCCAATGCCAATCATACCAATCCCAAGACATTTTGCGAGTTGATACCACATATTCAATTATAGCCAGCAGTTCTGGATCTTGGCAATCTTCTGCTACCCAGGTATCGATGGACAAACAATCATCAGGCAGAGATCTTTCTTCCAATACAAAATTTAGCGGACGCTTGATTACAGGTTGATCGTCTTTGATTTTAAGAGCGGCCAACCCTAACTTGCCGATATCGGATTCAGACAGGCCCAACCACTTGAATAAATTTTTGGTATTTTTACTTAATAGTTTGCCCGGAGTCCAGCCCGCTTTGAAATTACAGTTAAAGCAGTGATACTGAAATCCGCCATCTGAATTTATTAGTACTCCGCCACGTTTTCTGGTGTCTCGAGTATTTCCATTATTATGGCAACACACAGCATCAAAGCTAGTCCATCCACTGGGTGTAGATTTTCTTTTTGGAGGCAGTAATGTTAATAGAGTCGACTGTATGTCATTCATCTATTAAGTTTAACTTCTATATAGTACTTTGTCAAAGGTTCCGGAGTAAGCAGTATCTGTGTTATCCGAATCCAAAGGGCCTTTGGTAGGGATATACATGATTCTAATATAAGAATAGATACCGTTGAAATTCACATAGTCAACTCCACTGAACCCAGTATAGGTATTGGAAGCGATGGTAAAGTATTTGTTGTAACTGTCTGGTTGATTGCTTAATGTGCCTTGGATAAACACTTGTCCTTGGAAATTGGTCATGTACATGGCCACAGTTTGAAGAGCCGAATTTGAATTATACTCTGGGTAGGCATAGACATTACCGCTTTTCCATTCATATAACTGAGTTTGAGAATTATAGGTTTTTAGGAAAGCAGTGATTTCCTGGCTAGGCTGAAGTACGGGATACGCATCTTGTGCCACGTTTGCTATACCAGCAACATTGTAATAGGTATTAGAATATGTGGGTAAAAATGTGCCATCAGCCATATCCATGTAGGTCACTGAGTACTGGTACGGACCGATATCTAAACCCAATGTGTCACTTTCAGTTAGTGATAGTTGTGCGGTCCCACGTAGAGCTAGAGTTGCAACAGTCAATGAAGTTGAAGAAGACACTGGATAGGTTGTCAAATGGTTCAAGGTGACAGTGTTAGTTGACACGTTGACCACTGTGCTATTTGGAGTTATTCCAAAACCACTCACAATCTGTCCTATAGCGATGCCACTGGTGTTGGTAAATGTCAATGTATTGCCAGTCACAGGTTGATCTGCTGAAGTATTTGCTAACATTGTATCATCTAAGATTGTTAGTTGTTTTCTCAACAACTGTCTTTGAGTTGTGGCATCAAACAGGTTAAACACAAACACGGAACTGCTAGACACAGTTACCAATTTTTGGTCGCTGTTCTTAAATTGTATTCTTATATTGTTTTTAATACCTTTTTGTATTGTTAGTTCACGTTGATACATAACCTGGTTGACTCCTCGAGTAGTTGGATCCAAATCTAATATGACCTCGAGTATATTTGGATATAAATAGATTGGTAAACTTTGCATAAGAGTATTTATTAATAATGGTAACCCCAGAAACCTTCCAAGAAAACCATCCCTTTGTTTCCTGTATCAAATCAAATAATACAGAGTATGTCGGAATCATAATAAATTTTGACGAATACGTGGCCACTATCTACGACATTTCACTGATCAAAACCTCCGCAGAACGACAGCTTTTTTTAGAAATGGGAGAAACTTGGTGGTGGGAAAGCAATCGTAGAATTCCCATTAATATTTTCCTTAAACAACAAATGCAGTTGTTCAAGTATACCATTAAAACTTTTAACAGCAAAGATGTTGAACTAATCTTTGGACCCAGTGTTAATTTAAGAGAGATTGCGGAAAAGCGGATCAAACGCAAATCAATTCAACTGGTTAGAACTCCTAAGAGTATTCGTAGCTAATTCTCTCACAGATCAAATTCATTTGAACAACTATGGCCATTGCGTAGGCCACAGCGTGTGCTTTTTTAAAATAATAGTCGTCAGTCGTCGGCTTCGTCCATACTTCTGCGAATATGTCGTTCCAGCTCTTGTCTAAGAGGTGTTTTTTTGCTGGGCGTATTATTGCCAAGCAGGCCGCGAGCTCTTCTATTGTTTTCGGTTTCAGCGTCTTCAAGATGTGCCCGTGACCATTCACGTGAAATAAGAGATTCGTGAATTCTTCTTGTTCTAGTAGATCCCATAATGGCTCCGTTGATAGTAATGTGTTTAAATGTTCTTCATTTTTGATGTCTTTATATATGCTGACATTCAAAAAATCTATTTTAAAATAGCCCCTTGCTTCAGCAGTCTTATATTCAATACTGGATTGCCCAGTCAATGGATTAACTGGAATCTCCTGTACATAAATTCCTGTATTGTGTTTTTTGACTCCGTCAATAGTTGCTGGTACATGTTTAATTACGTCAAGTATCTGCGTTCTATCGGCAAAATCGATATCAATGTCTGGCATTTATTTCGTCCAATGTTGGGGCATAATTTCCTCGGTGTTGTACTGTGATACTGGCCGCGGCATTAGCAAATATTATAGCACTATCTATATCTTTTGTCATTAGGTATTGATAAGTCAATGCTGATAAAAAGGTATCACCACATCCGCATACATCCACTATTTCGGCAGGGTATCCATCGTAAACCGCTGTTAGAAAATCTTTTTTATACATAGCACCTCGTCCACCTAGAGTAATAATCATATTACTGGCTTCGCTAGTTCGTTTGCTATATTCTAATTCATTAATTTTGATAAAAGCAGGATTAAATCGTCTTAGGTCTGTTTTTTTAGTGTCAATAAAAATTGGGCCATCAAACGATCTACATACATGTTGCATTTCTGAATATGTTAAAAATCCCTTATTGTAATCGCTCATTACAATGGCATCATAAGTTTCTAACGGTAGTGTAGTGCGGCCACTCCAGGAAGTTAGTTCACGGTCATTATCTACCCTTAATAAATGTTGACCAGATTTTTTATCAATATAACGTGTCTTTGTAATTGTTTCCGCATTGGTAATGAAATCAACTTCACAACCTAGTGTGGTTAAATTTTTATATACATTACTGGCCATACCCGGTGTGGTATAGTGTTCCCGAATATTCATAATGGGAACAGGTGCTTCAGGATTTAGTCTATCACAAGTACCTATATAGTACTCGTCAGTACAACTATCACCCAATAATAATATCTTGAATGATCTTGCTGGTTGAATAGTCGCCAACTCTGTCATAATAAATTATTTCCTTACAATATTGATGTGCTGTGGATTGTGTGTCCGTTTTCCAGTCACTACCCTTGACATACACGTCCGGTTTATACATTTTCATCAGTTCAATTAATTCTTCTGTGCTATCAAAAAATTCCACAACATCTACGGCTTTAAGATTTGATAACATAGTACGTCTAAAATTTTGATTGTTGATTGGTCTTTTGTGGCCTTTAAGTTCTTTAACACGTCGATCTGTGTCTATTGCTACAACAAGATAATCACCATAACTACGGGCAGTGTTCAACAATGCCACGTGTCCAGGATGCAAAATATCAAATGTTCCGTTAACCATTACTGTGGTCATGGATAATATTTCCGTAATTTAGTTAAGTCGGCACAGGTGTATTTTTGGTACTGTGACTTGATATCATCAGGCATTGGGATATATTCAATCTGCGCTTCCATACCTTCAGCAATAATTTCTGCTATATGCTGAAATGATTGAGGGTTGCCAGTGCCCACATTCCATATACCAGTTTCTTTAACATCAAAAAATTTCTTGTGTATGTTGATTACTTCACTCACTGATACAAAATCACGTTTAAAATTTTCGCTACCTTCAAACAATTTAATCACACTAGTTGTTTCTGCTTGCTTGGTAAATTTGTGATGCGGGCTCGGTTGATCCTTATGATCTTCGTGTGGACCGTAGACATTAAAATAACGAAACCCCTGTACAATAATGTTGTCAAATTTTTGTGATTTGACATGTCTGTCAAACAAATATTTGCTCCAAGCGTACGGACTTTGCGGACTTAGTTCGCCATCCTCGCTGAAGTTCGGACCCATACCATACACACTGGCACTGGATGCGTATTGTAAATTTACCTTGTTGATTTGGCAAGCCACAAGTAACATACAACTAAAGTCATGATTTTGTCGCATGACCTTTTCCACATTCTTTTCGTTGGTACTACTGATAGCACCAAGATGAATACACCAGTCAAGACCTTCAAACTCTGGAACTTGATCTCCCCATTCATAGAAACTTAATTCATGTTCATCTTTGAGCGCATTGACCATATTTTGGCCAATAAATCCCTTATATCCTGTGATTAAAATTTTCATTTTTGACTGTCACCTTTTCCCACACGATAGTTGTCTTCAACTGAATCTGGAGTACTTACTTCAATAACGGTACCTGCTTCGAGACATTCAATTTGATGTGGCATACATGGAGGATTATGCCACACAGCACCGTCACATACTTCTTTTTCGTAAACTTCTGCGTTAATAGTATCAATCCAGCGGATAATAAACTTGCCTGATTGTATATACCATGTTTCTTCTTTGTCTTTATGAAAGTGCATGCTAAACTTAGCACCTGTGTTAAAGTTCATAAATTTTCCACAGTACTTGTCATTGGTAGCCCAAATATATTCTGAGCCCCATCCTTTTGGAACTAATCCTTTTAATTGTGTCATATAATACCTGCCTCTTCGCAAATTTCTTTTACCAGCGCAACATCTGCTGGTACTTCTTTAAATCTTTTTAACCAATAAGGAACATCAAAAGCTGGCGCAATCATATCCAACTGCTCGTCACTCATTGTCTGTATCATTTTTTTACCAGTGTTGGTATTTAAAATTACCCACGGACTAATATTGCCGTTCCTAATATCATGTACTGCTTTGTTTAAACTAACATAATTGAAATAATGTTCAAATTGTGCCTTGTGTTCGTCGGCCCATTCCATCATATTTTGTATGGTTCGTTGTACTGCGGATTCCACCGGCTCTGTCTTTATCGTGTCATACAGATATTTTTCGTATAAGTCGTCTCTACACCAGTGATCCAATTTGATTCCGCTTTTAATCACATAGTCAACAAATTTGTCTGGATATAGTGGATTAGTATTGTTTATAAAAGAACCAAATTTAACAAAAGCATTATAGTAGGCAGTATCACAAAATTCTTCATAGGTTTTGAGCTTTTTTCCGCCTTGGGCCAACTGCCAAAATCTATTAAATGCCATGTAGCCAGCTTGTACTCTTTTTTCATTTTTTTGAAGCGCACGGCGTTTTCTTTCGCACATATGAGCCACAAGAGTTTTTTCTTGTACAAATGCCTTGCCACAATGAGCGCACTTATTAGGCTGATTCACCAACGCTATCATTTAATGTTCCGTTTAATTTTCTTGCCAAATTACTGGCAAACCAAACAAGGTCATCTAGTTCGCCAAAAGTACCTTCAACTTTCATTGTTACATCATGAGTGTGATCATCTGACACAATGTAAACTTCATGATTTTTATTTACTGATACAGTCCATAATTCTTTACTCATATTCTTTCCTTTGTTTCTTATCAAATCCCATGCTGTCAAATAACTCTTCTCGGTCATTTTTATCCATCATGCTGGCTAGCATTTTGATTTCATCAGCTTTCATAGCAGGGTATATTTCACCCAATAGTTTTTCAAATTTATCAAACTTATACTTAAGGGATGGTAAGTATCCGTGAAAAGTAGTACCGCCGGTACCTACTGTTGCGTATAGCTTATACATCAATCCAGGATGCTTATGACTTAGTTCAAAGAAATTTTTATTGACCATTTCATTGGTCATTTCTATATACCACTCTTGTAAATCTCTATTTTTACTTGTGGTGTTGCTGACAGATCGAAGCAAGGGATAAGGGCTAAACTCTTTTTGTTCTTCTGGAGTTAGGTTGTTGTAAAATTCATAATTTTTAGTGTCAATGGCAGACATTACTCGACCAATTTCCAGTAATTTTTCTTTTTTAGGTTTAGCTGTCTTTTTAGTTGCCATCTCTTTCCTTTTTATGTGGAGCAAGTCCTTTTTGTTTTACAGCATCTTTATACCATTCAGTCAAAGGTTCTGGATCTGGCGGAAATGTCACGGTAAAATATTTTCCAGGACTACAAGTACTAACACCTATATTGCCGGAGGCATCAATATGAATTACTTCATTATCGCCAACAACAAATACTGAATTATTTTCTGCCATATCGATCATCATATTCTTTGCTAAGGTAATAAGTTATTTTAACACGTTCCAGGGCTTCTTGTATAGTGGGATTGGATTTCGCCGCACGTCTAATTTCTCCCCATAACTGGTCTTCTCGCATCTGATCAATCAATGGGCGGCCATCCGATGTCCTGGGATCGAAATTTGGATCATCTTTATTGTAATCCCAGCCAGCTACCTGTCTGGTGCTGGGATCGGAACCAAATTCTCTGCTGTAGACAACATCACCTACACGTTCATGAATATACGTTGCGCCTGGTTTAAGATTTCCCATATTACCAACATTTAGTATAATCTACAATCTCACTTTGACGGCTAACTTCTTTGACAAAATAAGCACAGCGTGGTTTGGGGCCTTTTTCCAATGGCGTACACAGCAGTTGTCCTGGACGCATTTTAGGAAAGTACCATTTGACATCTTGATAAACATCAATAATATCAATGTCTAAAAATTCTGGTCTAAAACTACTGCGTGGATTGAAACAAAATGTTTTAAACCCTCGATCGTTAAGGCTAGTCAATGGCAGTACTTCCATTTCTGGACCTTCTGGATCACCTACGATGGTACACCAATCTAGTGGCATGGTAAGTTCATGCGGCCCGATCTTCAACACCACAGCCGGCCCTGTAAAACTTTCTAAAAAGATCAGTGGTACAAACAAGTGATCTGGATTGGAGCTATCGCTGTTATCCATAACAGCAAATCGCATGTCCTCATCTATTTCGTCTGGAAGTTCATTCAGATAAAATGTTTCGTTTTCTATTGTTAGTATTTGCATTATTAATATTTGACCTTTTGAATTGTGAAAGCATATTTCGCTTCCTTGTAATAGCGTTTGCGTTCAGTGAGGTGTCTCTTGGCATATTTTGACGCCGCCGTGATATCCCAGATCTGTACGAAGTCTTTGTCGTCGGCTTTCCGAATACCGCGTCCAATTGATTGTATAACGCGGACAAAGCTCTTACCGGGCTCAATGAGAACCAGATGAAAAATCCGAGGAATATTAATACCCACAGCGGCCACACCGTAAGTTGCCACAATAATCTTGTTGTCAACAGTTTTAACTTCGTCATATTCTGCCTTTCGATCTTTGGTTTTTACTTCACCACTAATAAAAACACTTCCAGGCATTTTTTCGACCATGGTCTTTCCAGACTCTATTCGACCAACTAGTACCAGGGTGTTCCCAGTTTCCGCTATTCCTTGTATTAGATCACAGATATAGGAGATACGATTATCATCAGTGACCAAATATTTTAATTCTTCTGCGTATGCGCCAAACTCTTTCCATTCGGCAGTTTGTACAATGTTCACATGGCAGTTACTTAATACACCTGCTTCCTGTAATTCATGAGCATGTACATGGTTAACCACCTCGCCTAGACTGGCTTTGATGCTTTGAAATTCGTGGTCGGCCTTGGGTATAGTACCAGTCAACCCCCAACGTATTGGTGCTTTGGCTAGATTGCGTGTCAATAGATTTTTCAACACTTCTGCCTTGGCCATGTGTACTTCATCTACCATGACTGTTTGAACATTGTCCAATAATAACTCTAATTTTGCCGAAGCTACTTCGTCCCAATTTTTGGTATTTTTATCTAAAATATTAAGACTTTGCCAAGTACAAATTGTGTGTGTTCGATCTAAATCTTTCTTGTCACCATAATAAACGCCTACGTCTAAACCACAGTTGACAAAATCTTCCAGTGTTTGTTCTACCAAACTTTTATTAGGCACAATGGTTATTGTTCGACCATATTTTTCACAAATTTTACTCAAAGTTGCGGTGGTAATTGTTTTACCAAAACCAGTGGCAATTTCCTGAATACATTGTGGATTTTTTAAAAATATGTTTATGACTTCAACTTGGTCTTCTCTAAGTCGTATGGGTTGACCAGCAAATCTATGTCCTTCGGGCCATGTCAAATCACCCCAAAAATCCGTGGCGATTTCATCAAATCCCAAGGATATGGGAGATCTCTGATCTTCTAATTCAATATAAAAATTCTTACTCTCAAGGTATTCCAAAACCTGCGGAAGCATACTCATGTAGGTTGTTCCGCCAAGACCAAAGAAGCTCACTGTACCGTCCCATCGACCCAATTTATAGGCTGGTCTGAAGCGAGCAGTGGGGTCTTCATACTTGAATTTTTTAACCAAGGCTTTGCGTGTGTCAAGATCTAAATTTTCAATCTTAACATTTACCTCATCCTTGATAATGATTTTACAAGTCGTCAAAGTCAAATCCCTGTGCTTTTATTTTAACATCAAAATATATGGAATTTTGATGATTTTTTGTGAATTCTTTAAGAGTATAATGCGCCATGGTATATCCCATGTTAATAATACTATTAAATTTAATTCCTGATTTAATAACTGTTTTTGGTAGTTTACCGCTAACAAACACTATTTTAGTATCGTCATGAATTGGCCCATTTATTGCCTGATTTTTGACAAAATCGTTAAAATTTCGCCCATTTTCTGTCGATAATCTGAACAAAACACTCATGTTTTTACTGTCCACATTCATACCCTTTAGTAGGGTATGTGCCTGTGTAATTTTAGCCAGTTCATTTCCGCCAGGAATGATGAATAAACACGGAGATAGATATTTTACGATCTGTTCCAGACAAAAAATGTCGGTATTTTCAGCTTTCAACCGGGTTGGAAAAGCATAATTGTTTTTTAAAAAATCACGTAGTACAGGATCAAATTCTTCACTGGAAATATACTGGTCAATGTGTTCATCCCATAGTGTAACACCATGTTTTCTTGCTTGGAAAATTGCTTCGACAATATCGTCGGTATCAATTTCTGGCATATTTTTTGGAGAATTCAGTATTTTTAAGTCTCCGTCATGTATTGCTAACGTAGGAGCATATTTTTCCATTTCGTTAACAATTTTATCTGCCTCGTCTACATATTTTTGAAAATCTTCATCAAAATCAAAATTTACATCAGATGCTAGCGACGATAAAAAACTGATATTATTTTCATTTAGTGGAAAAATCCAGGCAGTACTGTCTTTATCCCAAGTTGCGGCATTTCCAGCCACACTTTTGAATTTTTTAATTTTATCTATTAATGATTCATCGTAGGGAAACTTAACTTCAATAGATTTATTCAAAGTTTCATGATCTATAATTCTAATACTACGAGCTGTTACAGTTTTTCTAATTGTCAATCTGTATTTTGGATTTTCAATAAGGGGTTTTACATCGGTATTCATAAAAGCAGATAGCGCACCCGTATGTTTTTGTAAAATCTTCAAAGCAAGAGCGGCTTGCTTTTCAGTAAACCCTGTAAGTTGAAAAATTTGGTCAGAAAAGCTAACGGCTACTTTGTGATCCCACAAATTTAACCTTGCTGGACAAGATACTAGAGCTTGAATTAGGTCTTCTATATACATAATATTATTATACACTCACAGTGAAATATCTTCAAGACCTGCCGCACGTAGTTTGATGATATTACCCAATTGCCATTGTTTAATATCCAAACCTTTGATGATTCCTAGCCATTGATTTCTCAACATAGCAAATTCGTTGATGACTTTTTCCATGTCAATAACGTCTGCTTCACCTTCTACAAACTTTTCACAGTCTCTACTACTTAGATCTCGATTATAATGTTCTAGATATTTTCTAAAAGTTTTTGTACGAATTCTACGTAGCTCAATGTTAAGATATTCCAATATGGCTTCAATTTCTTGAAGTTGATTAAATCTTTGTTCAACTATTCCAGGCAAAGACGCAGAGGCCTTTTCCACGTTTCCGTAGATTTTGACCTCTGATCTTGCGCTTTCTAGTTCATTGTAAAAATGGTCTAAGCAGTCTGGAAGGTGTGCTATGTCTTGACTGACTTTAGCATACCAAGTCATAATTAATATTCCTCGTCTTCGTATCCGTAGTCGCTGTCGTCTTCTTCGTCTTTGTCTACTTCTTCATCTTCCAAGACAAGTTTGATAGCATCATCGAGATTTGAGTCATACCCCATTACAGATTGTAGCACACTGGTTTCAACATCTTTGCCTAGTAAAAAATCTACAAAATGATTTGCCGCTACCTCTTTATTTTTATCAGAAATATATTCCTTAAAAATATCCCATATTTCAATGATTAAATCTTCTTCCATTTATGCTTCCTCAGTTTCATTTGTTGTATCGACAGCAGGAGTTAATGCGGTTTCGTCCCATTCTTGCATAATGGTCATGAGTTTATCCTCAGTCCATCCTTTACGGAAAAACGCATGGATCTCACCTGTTGCCTTACTTGTATATTGTAACTTGTTACCTGATTTTGTCAATATACCTTTTGCTTCAAATAGATCAACTAGTCCACTTGTTGGCGCCATACCTGTTGAATAGGGAATCTTAACTTGTACAGTTTCAAATGGTTTAGCATAACGAGTTTTCATGATCTTACAAGCTGATCGAATACCTAATACTTCGGACACCTTATTGCCATCCTCATCTTCTTTCAACTTCAACTTCTTCATGGCAACCACAATGGAACTTGCGTAAATGAATCCTTGTCCTCCAGAGATTTTATCATCTGGATCAAACATATCTTGACTAGCGTATGTGTGATTTGTAGCAACCAACCCAACATTATAACTGCCAAACATGTTTACACAATTACGAACAAGACTGGTCAGTGCTTTAGGCTTACGACCCATATCACCTTTCATTTCGCCTGCTTCAAATTGATTTACATCAGTTGGAGTAAGCAACATGCCCAATGAATCAACCACAAATAACACCTTAGGACGTTCTTCTTCTGGCATTACCTTGTACTCTTTCATGAATTCTGAAATAGTTTTTGCTACATCATCAATCATGGCCATGTTGAGTTTAAGTAGTTTTTCTTCAGTAGTATCTACACCTAAATCATGTAACCACTTTTCATCAAGAGCATTTTCGCTATCAACCAAGATAACATAAATGCCTTGTTCTTGTGCGTGACGAATAATATTTCCGCTACAGATATATGATTTACCTGCTCCACTTTCACCAGCAAAAACTGTTACTTTACCCAAAGGAATTCCTTTGAAGAAATCCCCTGAGATAAGATAGTTAAGAGCGTAGTTTCCAGTGCTGATCCAATCAGTCGGATCATTGAAGCCTATACCAAGCCCATCAATAGACTTGGTGATAGACTTACGGAACTTCGAAATATCGAAGGCCTTTCCCATAGTCTATCTCCTAATTATTTGTTTTCGTTGCGTTTGCGAATCATTGCGATAATGTCTGCCGCACGATTGCCGTTTGCTGGTTCGCTTGCTGGTTCGCTTGCTTTAGTTTGTACTGGAGTTGGCTCAACATCAAACGGAGCATCGTCTTCGTCATCTGCTACTGGGGCAGGAGCCGCTTTAGTCACTGGAGCAGTATTAGCTGGTGCGCTGGCAGTATTACCACCATAGTTACCCTTCATACCGTCTGGCTTGTAGTATTGACCCCAACGATCCATATCAAATGCTTCACCGTCTACTGACGCTTCAAACATTTCTTTGATAACCTTGAGTTCAACATCAGTTGGCTTCTTAGGCAAAAAGCTCTTCAAATCAAACAAGCCATACTGCTTGATTGCAGCCAATTCTTGTTCGCTTAGAGCACGTTCACGACGACTCCAGTTTGAAGTCGTGTAATCTGCGTAACCGCCCTTGCTGGTCTTAGCAATCTTGAAATCCAAGCCACGAACATAATCAGTTGGCAATTCTTCAATTTCACTGTCCATTAATGCGTTTTTGACAATGTTGAAGATTTGGCTACTCATAATAAAGCGGCGAATTGGATTTTCTGGTACTTTGTCTTCTTGTAGTTTGCTATCAACTACCAAACCTTGGAACAAGTAAGACTTCTTTTTCCAGTACTTACGGCCCATTTCTTCCAAGCTCTTGTCCTTAAACCATGGACGAACTTCTTGTAGAATTGGACAAGCCTCACCCCACATTTCCATACAAGGAACTTGTACAGTTACAGGTTTAGAATTTGTGTCACCCTTAACACCGGCGAAAGGCAATTTGATCATTGCTCGTTCAATCCAGAAAAAAGTGTTATTTGGGTCTGCGTCAGGAAGGAATCTGACTGTTGCTGTTTGTCCTTCTGCAATGTTCCAATGTGCGAAAATTGCGTTGTCACCACCGCCGCTACCAGTGTTTTGTTGAGATGAAGCTTGAAGCTTCGCGCGGATTTCTGCTAAAGTTGCCATAATGTTTTTCCTTAATAATAAATGTTATGCCACTCTTTTATAAGACACTGCTTATAAAAGAAAAAACGCATACAACTAGTATATGCGTTTTTATTTATCTCCGCAAGAGTTATCTTGCTACATTTTGATTTTATTTTGCCAAACCGGATAACTTCAAAATATCTGCCATTTCTGGAACGACTTCTTTTGGTCTTCCATCTTTGCCCATAACTTCGCCATGCCCCAAATCTAATCGAAGTTTGTGATCTTCAATTCTACGTTCAAGTTCTTTCATTTTGGCCACATCATGGTGTGCTTCTGCTTGTTGATAAAATTGTGTTAATTTTTGTAATTGTGGGCTTGCTTCATAGGCTTGGTTAGCCATGTGATTGTTAACACCCCATAATGCTGCCAATAGTGCGGCACCTGCGGCAATTTTACCACCTAGGCCTTCTTCAGCTGGCATTATATTATTGCCAGGAGCATGACCGTTGTCAGTTTTGTCGCCAATACTTTCTACTTTTGCCTTGACGCTGTTCAACAATTCTTTCAATCTTGCCAAACCATCATCTTCAACTTTGCCGTGTTTTTCTTGCCATTTCTTGGAAAGTTTTTCCATGAATTCCATTGCTAGCTGTTCACATTGATCGCCAACTTCTTCACCAAACATTTCGGCACATTTCTTTTTAACATCCAAGGCAATATTTTCTTTTCCGTTAAATGGACCTACATCTGGATTGTCTTCGTTAAAACGACTCTTGACCAATTTGGCAACTTCTTTAACAACTGCTTCACGAGTTGGCATAGTTTTGTTAGGCATGCCACCCATTTCTTCATTTTCTGCAGTTGGTTCTTCTTTGTTAGATTGTGGTTGTTGCTCAGTGCCACTCATACCCAATGCTACCAATAATTCTGGATAATCTTCTTGTGCCCATGCTTTGAATACTTCCATGGCATTTGTGGTATCATCTACATCTGCCATTTTAGAAAATTTATCTTTTAAATCACTTGAGTCTAAACCTAATTCGCTAAAAAATTGCCATGCTGTTTGCCCTTGTGGACCTAATTGTAGTTTGCCATCTGGTAAATCTTCGACTGCTGTTTTCAATGTTTCAATTTCATCATCAGTTAATTTGCCTTGCTCAGTTGCGTCGGCCCATTCTTCAAATGCGTCAATATCTTCTTTGACTTGTTCGTCATCACATTCACATGGGGCTTTGTGACATGTATCACACTCCTCATCTTTTTCTTCTTTTACATAATCTTCAAGATCAACAGTATTTGTTTCACTCATAATTCTATGTAGAAGTGGAAAATATTGTGTTAGTTCTTCTTCAAATTTTGTTTGTGTGAATTTTTGTTTGTATTCTTCCATTGTCACGCTGTCAAGTTCCATCATGGTGCTGGCATCTTGATCAGCTTCAAAAGTCTCCATCCATTTTTCGTAATGGTTTCTTTTTCCCAAACATTCCACTTGCGCCTTCAATTCATTTAGTCGGCCTAAGGCACGTTCTTTGATGCCAGTGGCATCATCGTGTAGCGTTGCGCTGTGGACTTTACGTTGGAATTCGCCTAATTGAGCTATCTGCTCACTCATTTTAATAATTGCTTTGCCTGCTTCATCATGTGGGATTCCACCGTGATCTACGTGCTGTGCCATGGCAAACGCACCGGCTGGGTGAATAAATGGATATTTAAAACGTTCGCCGTCTGCGTTTTGAATAAAAATTGCCTTAATATTTTTACGTTGTGAACGACTGCCCGCATATTCTTCATCTACTGGACGAGCATGTCGTACAATAACTTCTGTGCGTCCTTGAACAGCACGACTGGTTTTTTTAGAACTTTTGCTGTTCCATCTAGATTCGTTCATAGTTGTCATTTCTTGTTCCTTGGGGCCTTGTGTCTGGGCCAAATGTTGAAAATCGTTTTTATCAAGATTTGTTTTGGCAATGTCACGTGTGTCAAAACGTAGCAATCTACGCATGGCAAAAAATCTCATTTCTTTTAAAAAATGGAACCACTGTTGTTTGATTGGATCATCTTGATTTTCAGTAATACCTTGGCTGTAATAAACTTTTAAACTACCTAGGTCGTTTAGACTAATGCTAACACGGCCCATGTTATTGCCTTCGATAACAAAGTCAAAATCAAAGAAACGTGCTTCTGCAGGATCAATAGTCACTGCGCCAGTTTCATCGCCCATTTCTAAATTTGAGAAACGGCTACGAACTTTGTCGAATAAATCTTGGCTAATAATTTGAATAGGTTTCATATCCAGTATTTATATCAATATGTGGATATGTAAATAGGCATGGGCAAGTCATGTTCCTCCAAGCCCTCCTGATCACGCATTTTGTCGTAGATTGCTGGATCCCAATCCTGTAGGGTCATGATCATTCTAATGGCCAAAAGTAAGCTGGAAACCAAATCATCGTGCTGGCCGCCTTTGGCTTTGAATGTCACGCCTTCACCTATGAAGGTTTTTAATTCACTAATTAATGCCTTGCTACGAATTTTAAGTTTTTTAGTTTCAATTAATTGTTTTAACTTGGCACAAGCGGATATTTTACTGCCGTGCGTTGTATTAAATCCTCTTCTAAACTTACGAACATGCCCACGTTTGACTGGCTCGCTCAAAAATAGTCCTGGAAAACTTTCTTCACCCAGCGCTTCTATGGCCATTAGGGCACTTTCCCCTAATGTGTTATTTTCAACACTGTAATAAATGCTGGGGGTTACATTGGCACTCTTACATTTTTCGTCAATATGTAATAGCATGTCGCGCATGATTCTAACCTGTGCTTGAACAGGGGTTAGATTATGATGCCATTCTGCCACTTGATCCATACTGGGTATTTCTATTATTTCAATTGCGCCATAGTCACCACCGGTACCTAAACTGGGATCTAGACTACAGATATAGGTGCTTGACGGATTGATCTTTTTGTACCAACGAGCTTGGCCCATTTTCATTTTAGGCTCTTCACCTTCCAAATTTGACAAGCACATTGAGCTGATCAACGTCTCATCAAAGATCAAGAATTTACATTCATGCTCACGTTCGAATCTTTCAGGGCCTAACTGACTACGCATTTCGTCAGCCCATACCTTGTCTCGATCTGGATGTTGATTCCAAATAGCCATATAAGGATAGTAGCCGTTGCGTCCTAATTCTGTGCTATTACCGTATTCATCAATGCGTTTGTTTGCTTCATTCCAAATTTGTGCGAATTGGTCTTCATCACTATTTGGTGTTGATGTAATAATAGCCTTACCACCAGTTGCCAGTGTAGGAGCGATAGAAGTCCAGAATTCGCTGGCAATATTAGGAGCAACATAGGCAAACTCGTCACAGTATAGCAGGGATATAGACATACCACGACCTGTTGTTTCTGTGGTTGTTTGTGCCACAATACGCGACCCATTTTCAAATTCAATACTTTGTTTATTGTAACTAGTAACACCCGCACGTATCCAGTCAGGACATGTTTCATAGGCATAGCGTAGGCGCTGCATAATTTCCTGAGCACCAGAGAACTTGTGAGCACAAATTAAAATAGTGCTATCCGCATTAAACATGGCATACCATAATAGGTAACCTACCGCAGTGGTAGTTTTGCCCATCTGTCGTCCCAGCATGTTTACGCTGAAACGATGTGTATGATAACTTTCTAGTAGCTCGTCTTGGTATTCAAAGGCATCGTATTTTATCTGCCCTTTTGTAGCATGTTGAATATAGAAAAAGTTTTTTAAAAAATACTTAGGACCTTCAACAGGATCTTGACATAGCATCAAATCCTGAATATCTTTTTCAGTCCATTTTTGTGTTGTATTCGCTTTTTTTATGAGTACCCCATCGAGATTCTTTGAGCCCATATTAAATTTCCTTTGCTTGTTTTAATCTAGGCCCTTTCGGTGCTACCCGCTCACCCGAGGCATATTGTTTTTTCATAGTTTCTCTAAGTTTGTTTTTCTTTTCTTCAGACCATTTCTTACCAGTATTTAATTTGGATAGATATTGTTTTTGTTCTTCTGATATAATTTTACCTTTGTTAGATTCTGAAATCTTTTTTTTGGTCTCCTCTGAAAGCGATCTACCAATCATTTTCTTAGACAATTTTTTATATTTTTCTTTATTTTCATTAACTTTTAATTTACCTTCGGCAATGAGTCGTTTTCTAGATTCGCTGATTTTTCTTTTATGTTCTTCTGATTTGGGTTTCCCTTTGTGCTGGTCCCTAAACACACTGGCTAATTTTGTTCTTAAATTTTCATAAATTCTAGAAGTAATCTTATATCTTTGATGATGTTCATTTTCAACATTCATCATGGACCATAAAGCATAATTCATTTTGTCTACTCCTACGGAAACACACTTAATAAGTAGCCAATGGCATACAAAATGTTCCCTAGCAGTTAATAATACTAGATTTTCTTTTTTATTAGTGCCACCCATGCTTTTGGGAATGATATGATGTTTTTCATAATAAGAAGTTTTATTAATTGATCTAGATCTAGCGTGATCAATAATTTGTTGGTACCATTTGTAATATTTGTTATCTATAAACATAAGTTTATTTATACTTAATTAACTTATCTTCTAGATTGTATAATGAAAAAAATAGCCTCCGAAGAGGCTATTTGGATTATATCCTAAAGTGTGATTATGGAGCAAGATATCCATGAGCATTTTCTAGATCATACCAAGCACAAGGTTGACCTTGGCACATTGCTATAAGTACAGGAAAAGCATCATCGTTAATTGAATCTACTGCCTTACCTTTTTTCTTAAGAAAGTTTACAAACATTTTTTGAGCTTTATCAAAATCTTCTTCGTCACGACCCGTAAAGTTTGGTTCATTCCCGTTAACAAACTGATCATAGGCATCTTCATCGCCCTCATACATCATTTTATTGCCGCTTTGGCCTTGTTTCTGAGTAACTGGGTTTCCATCTTTTATAGTGCCGATGTCGTCGATTGGATATTGAACTATACTTCCACCGTTATGATTAACTTTGTTTGCTTCTTCTGGGCTGTTGAATGGCCCGTCCATTGGTTCTTTGCTGAATCTATCAACAACATAATACCCCATCCCGCCATCTATATCTGATTCAAACGTTGCTGCACCATCTTGTTCAGCTTCTTTACTCATGTCTGGAAACTGTCTCATAATAGTGCTACCATCTAAATTCCCAGCACTTGCTGGATAGATTGTCATAAATGGCGGATGTACAAATGTATTTTTTGCCTTAGTATTTGCAATAATTTCTTCCGCTCTTTCTTTGCTAATTGGTTTGGTTCTTCTTACTATAGCTCGTCCCGAACGGTTGAAGTCAACAATACAAGCTACATATTCTTCGCTGTCCATGTCTTCAGCGATAAACTGTTTGTATTCATCAAACAAATTGGCTGTGATTTCTTCCATTGTAGCAGTTGGTTGATTACGTACACGGCTACGAGTATCATGATTTTTAGCAGTATCGCCACCCATTGCTGGATTCTTATCTAAGTCGCCGTGATCAGTAAAGGCATTTGGACCTTCGACTTCTTCATCAGGGCTGTTGTCAAACATACGATCTGCGATACCTTCGTCTGTTTCCTCTTCGCTATCTTCTGGATTTAATTTATCCAATACGCTACGCATGTCATCACCTGCGGAAGGCATAACACCCACACTTGGCTCAGCTGTCATGATTGCTGGCTCATGTTCCACGCCCATGTGTTCGTCGCCGACTTTCTCTACACCAGCAAGTTTCATGATAGCAGCCAACATACCACTCAATTCTTCACCACTGCCAGCAGTAATGTTGATAGTAGCAGGAGTTTGTGGAGCTTCTGGAGCACCCATCATTCCCATTGGTCCACATTCTTCAACAGATTGTGATTCTTTAATTATATTTGGATTATTTGCGTCTAGTTCGGCCAAACGCTTTAGTACGTCGATCATTTGCATATTATTTCTTCCTTGGATCATAGTCCGTCTGTGCGATTGGACTTTTTGATGGTAGTTCTTCATTACTCATGATAGGACCAACTTCACCTTCAGGAATAACTTCTCCACGAACTTTGCGTTGTAACTTTAAAAGATCATTCAATTCTTTTACGAATCCACTATTGTATTTGCTACCATAGTAATCATCAAAATTTGGATTGCCTGCTTCTTTATAATCAGGATCGTGTAGTAACGCACCTTCTCGTTCTACCACTGGTTCTTGATACTGTTCGCTGGGTTCGCCTGGACGAACTACAGCCAACATTTTTGGATTAATCTGTAACCCTGAACTTAGATACTCTCTAAGCTCTTGTTGGGTTGTTGGGTAATCCAATGTAACTTCAAAAATTGTAACCTCACAGTTACGTACTTGGGGGAAGTCTAGTGGAAGACTTTGGACGGGGGTAGTTTTTAATTTTTTAAAAGCATCTACTTGGAAACGTTCAAGCATTGATTTTAATTTTGATTCTTGATCCGCGCTAAATTCTCCAGCCACCTTAACACGAAATTCGTGTTTGCGTGTAGCAACAGATTCAGATAGATATTCTTTAAAAGTTTTCATAGTAATTTATTTATTCATATTTTTGATTTTTTCTAGGATGCTGTTGCGATCTGTAAGTATATAACCCTCACCTTCAACTGTTTCCCCACTCTCATTCCCGTGTTTCTTATCAATTGCCAGCTTTTTGAGCTGCAGATCTACCATCTTTAACTTCTTTTCTATTTTATTGGTTTTAGCTGTGATAGCGGCATTCATCATGTTAGCGGCTACTTCAAACATACGAGCTCCGTAACGTGCTTCAACATTCATGCCCAAGTCCATTAGGTCATCATAGGCCTGTTCTGCTTTTGCGGCCAAGGCATCTAATTCCGAATCGCTGATGTCGCCTAAGCCCTTTACTCGAGGCAAGGCGGCAGCAATTTTATCAAACTCTTCTAGTTTTTCTTCTAGATTAATAACCTGTGTGTTTGTTGGACCCGATGGCGGCTCAATAACAGGACCATTGTCTTCGGGTAAATCAAATATTTCTTCTAGTTTCTTTGTCATACTCTTACTTATTTCACTTTCTTAGTATTTTGATAGATATCGGTTTCATTCAATATTCTAAATTTGATTCCTTGACTTCGACACCATGCGCTGGCAGCTTCCCACTTGGCCATGTTCTTAACATACTGAGCTTGATTATAGGGATTTTTTCCAACTTTTTCAGCTAGTGTTTGATTTGAAGGTTTTATCTCAATAAGTTCAACATGTTTCTTTAATTTTTTATCCACATAGCTGATTAAAAAATCAGGAATATAAATTGTATTTTTTCCTGTCAGCGGATCCCTGTAGGGAATTTTAACACTTTCACTGGACCACTGCTGTATACTAGGATTATTATCACAAAATGTCATAAAGGTATATTCCCAGCCACTACGATATGTAGGAGCCTTATTACCCATATATTTTTCAGGGTTCTTTACCTGATATACACCTTGACTAAATTTCATGCTAAAATATTACGTGCTACTTCTGGATTGGTAACAAATGCCAAAGCATATCCAAGGAAACTGGATTTATATCTATTGTAGTTTAGGATTTCAGTGACCAGTGCGCTGATCTGTGCTGAATCATAGCCTGAAATAGTATCCAAAATAGTCATTGGATTGTAATTGTCTTTTTTGGCCTGTTTGATAATTATCACAGCTATTGATTGTGCGGCTTGTGGATCGAATCCTCTCTTGGTAAAGAATGCCGTCACAGCATTTAGTACTCCTGAATTTAATTCAACAGGCTTACTATAATAGCTGTCAAAAGACTGTACTGTACTGTTTGAACTGAGTACCGATTCAAAGGGTATATTATTATATGTGGTATTTGCCATTATTATTTTCGTGTGTTAACTGGTGAAGCTACAATATTTCCATTTACGCTGGAATTATTTGAACCTGAAAAGAATATTGCCGCGCCTGGATTAGTTTGACTAATTGCCGCAGCCGCTTGACTTCCAATACCACCTGGTTGATTTCCACCACTTGCTATGCTGTTCAATGCTCCATTGGCTATACTATAACCTTCTGATACTAAACTTGACTTGGTGATATTTGCCGCATTTTTAAGTAAGGTAACAGTTTGAAGTGCGGCCCCTAGATAATTTCCTTCTGCAATTGCGCCATTTTCACCAAATATTGCTTCAGTACCAGCAACAATACCGCCAGGGCCAAATAATGAATTAGATCCTTTACCACCAATGCTTAATGGACTAGGGGTGGTATCATAATAATAATTTGTGAACGCACCAGAATCTGAACCCTTGGTAATTTTTCCAGATTGATAAAATACATTTTCGTAGGTCACTGTCATTCGATTATGTAAAATCTTACCGCCTTGGTCTTGATCTAAATTGTCGTGTGCCCATTCTGTTATCAGTGGATTTACTAGTGTAAATTGTGTAAATTTGTGTTGGTGTAACACATAGATATCTATGCTACTAAAAAACGGATCTTTTTGGAAACTGCTCAACCCATAGAGATAATTTGAAGAACTAAATTTTGTATCACTATATGCTTGACTCATAGCTGGTTTAGCTGTAGATCCTTTATTCTTTTTACTGCCAGGAGCGCTCAACCCGCCAAATAGTTGTTTTACAACACTTGATTTTGCTGGAGAGCTAGCCACTGTAAAATCATTAGATCCGCCATAAGTACTATCTGTGTAATAATACTTGTAATAATTTCTCCAAAGCCCACTAGTAAGGTTACTGTTATCATCATGAAATTCAATATTAATAGGTTCGTAGTCTAACTTAGTTTGTATCTTGGTTTTTCTATTGTATTGATTTAACGTATCAGTGGAAATTTTAAATCTAGGGAGATCCACTTTTTTAGCCAATAGTCCAACATCTGTTTCGCCTGTCTTGGCCCAGGCGGCATCTCTTACAACATTTTGATTGTAGTTAAAAGATAAAAAATATAGAAATCCTAACTTTGGTGCTCTAGCATACGTGTTGGCAACATATAAATTGCTGGCATGTACACGGTCTTTCATAGTAGGCGATGGATTGCCTAAAAACCCGTCAGTTACATTTCCTAGAAAATTAGTGAACGCATTACTCATAAAATTATTTAGTCAATAAAAAAAGCCAGGATTTTTACTCCTGGCTTTGCCTGCTTTAGTTAAAATTAACCACCTATGGCTAGAGTACGTGCTGTACGTCCAATATTTACGCCTAGACCAGTTACGTTTCCTGCTCCATCAACTTGTGTAGCATTATCGTAACAAATTGTCATAGCAATATCTAATGGATCATTGTTTGTGTAATCCCCACCTTGGTATGTAACAGTTTTAATCCAGCATCCGTCCAATTGGAATGTTTCCAATACATTTGGAGTAAAGCTACCGTTACCACCATCTAATATTTCAATTAGTGTGGCAAACTTGTAGTCAATACCTGAAGCTGCACTGGCTTGTTCAAAGAAATCAAATTGTTTTTGCATTTGTTCAGCAACTTTTTTACTAACAGCATTAGTAACATCATCACGAACATTTAGTTTAATATCAGCAAAACTATGACGTCCTGCTAATTTTACTGTGCTGTTATAAACAGCCACTTTAATTTCTTCAAAACTAACTTCTGGACGAGTCACGTTCATGACTTGTTTGGTTAATTCTGTTGTAGGATTACCAGCCACGCCAAAGCCATTTAAAGTAACGCGAAAACGATACCTTAGTTTTGGCATCAACAAACCTTGGGAACTTGATCCCGCGTTGTTTGCTAACGGTACTGAAAAATTACTTAAACTTGAAACTGGCATGTTAAATGCTCCTTATTCTTAATTATTTGCTTCCAGAGCCAGGAAATCCTGCCCCAAGGTTACCAGCCGCAATCGCACCAGTGTTAAGGATACGTAGCGGTATGTAAATGAATTCAACTGCTTTAACTGGTTCAATAGCAATGTCTACATGCAATTCATTTCTATCAATAGTAGCAGGTGTGTTGTTACTTGTATCACATACTACAATGAAGTCATTCAAAGCACGTTGACCAACCAATTCTAATAGCAAACTTTCAACAGCATTTTTAACTTCACCACGTGTTTGATTGTCATTTGGCTCAAACAAATATGGTTTAGATAATATGCTTAACTGTCTACGTAGGTAACCTACTAAGCGAGCTACGTTGATACGATCTAATGCGCTAGAAACCTTTGAACGTGTGTATTGACCCATGTTAACAATGCCAGCACCTTTTAGTGTTGCGATTGGATTAACTTTAACACTGGCCATTATATCACGTAGGCTTTCATATAGGCTTACTGTTTGGAATTCGCCTGTAGTACTATCAATGTAGCCTACTGAAGTAGCATTGATAATTCCACCGCGATTTAAACCAGCTGGAGCAAACCACTCATAGCTTACGGCATCACTGTTAACGATTGTGCTTAACATCATGTGACTTGGCGGAACAACAATTTTGTTACCAGTATTGTCATTGGTCAACCCACTTGGATAGAAGAATGCCAAATAGTCATCATATGTTACCGCACCTTGATCACCGTTATCTGCGGCAAGTGCAGCGTTGCTACCCCAGTTATTCAATGAGTTAGAATCTGCCGGTAAACGGAATGGTGTATCACCAATGACAAATGCTGTGTTACCAACATCTGTATTATAGTTAACTAGGTTTTGTACTACTTCAGGATATCCTGGGCAGGCAATCAAGTTAAATGTCAATGTTTCAGTATCACGGATTGCTGTGTTTGTATCAATTGTTGCTTTTAGTGATTCAACAATAATACTGCGTTGTGCTAAACGACCAAATTGGCCTTGACCAAGCGCATTATTAGGGCTAACAGAAACCCAACGATCACCCACATCACCTTCAACTCCGGTGATATAGTTCATCATGTATTTCTTAACATTGTTACCACTCCAACGTAGGTTATACAAACGTGTACCCTTTGGATATAGTAATGGACTTACACAGTCGCTATCAACATAGTTGCTGTTTAATAGTGCTGAAATTGTAGCTGGTTGATAATTAGTATCAACTCCTGATGTCCAGCGAGCATCTGCGTAAACCCAACCATTTGGGGTATGATGGTCGGTGGTATCTTGTAATACCCAGCCACCAGTTACGCTGTTGTAAACATAAATTACTTGACCATAATTGTCAATGACTGCTGTACTGATCCAAATATCACCAGTTACCAATGCGTTACCATTGCTCTGTGTTGTTGGAGCTAGTGCTGACACAATTGGACCGTTTGGATCTGTACTTGGGAAAGCGTTTAAATAACCAACCCAAGCACTGCCGTTGTTGTATAGAATATCAACTGAACTGATACTGCTGTCAAACCATAGTGTACCATCTGCTGGAGCAGTACTTGGTGCTACAGCGGATGCTTCGTAAACCAATGGAGCCCAGTTACTGGCAATAAATGTATAAGGAGGATTTCCTGATACTGTGGTTAAATCAGCCATAGGAGCTGTGTACAAATTAGGAGTTCCAGTAGCTGTCATTGTTGCTGAATCGTAGCTGTAAGCACTAAATCCAACATCGGCCAACGGAGTACCTGCGTAGTCATACAATTCAAAATCACCACCCAATGCGTGGGTAATAGTTAATTTGTTTGTAAGTGTATTGTAACTAGCACTGACATTAGTCATACCAGATACGTTAATTGCTGTAGCAATGTTAGCCGCCAATGTGTTTACAAAATCTGACGGAACAGTGATAGTTGCTGTATTGGCCCACTGTGCTGAACCTTGTAATGTTTCTCTGATAACAAAAGTTTTGTTAGTTAATGTGCTCTTGAAGGTAGTTGCTGGACTAACAATAGAAGTTGGACCATTACTTGTGTATCTCTTAACTTTGAATTCAGCAACCGCTGTTGTAGCAGTTGTTATTCCATAATGATCAGGATCAGTTTCAACATAGGTTGTACCTACAGCGATGTTTGATCCGCCACCGGCAAAATCATAATTATATAGAGCTTGTAGGTTGCTGTTGTATAATGGGGCTGTTACACTAGTCCAACTAGATGTAGCACCATTGTAATATTTTACCACCCAATTTGCGCCCATACCAGGAGTAGTTGTTTTAATCCACACACTACCTGTCTCAGCACTTGAACCAGTTGATGTTGTAAAATCTGGGTAACTTGTGTGTGGTCCAATTACTAATTGTTTTCCACCATCAAAACCATATTCTACTTCTACCCAAGCATTGCTGTTTGCTGATGTCTTGTAATATAAAGCATCAGGAGTCATTGTTGCGCCGTTGTCTGATGTAACAATCATAGCATAGTCGCCTGGTTTGCCAAAACTATCAGCTGGAAGACCTGCTACTGTAGTAGTTGCGTCAAAATTATCATTGTCAATGATTAATGGAGTTATTACACTAAAACTCTGTGTTGAACTACTCCATTGGTTAATACCAAAT